GGCTTTGGATTAATACACATGATTGGCGGATTGAGTCGAACGGCAACGGTCGCTCTCCGCCAATTATTAGATGCAGGAACATTATCAAATCTACCTGCAGGATTTAAACAAAGAGGTGTAAGAGTTAGAGATGAAGCATCACCTATTCAACCGGGTGAATTTAAAGATGTGGATGCGCCAGGTGGTAATTTACGTGAAGCGTTTTTCCCTCTGCCTTACAAAGAACCATCTGCAACATTACTACAACTGATGGGTATTGTTGTACAAGCTGGTCAAAGATTCGCGGCTATATCTGAATTACAAATTGGTGAAGGCACACAGAACGCGGCTGTTGGAACAACGATTGCTCTTTTAGAAAGAGGATCGAAAGTCATGTCTGCTATTCACAAAAGATTATACAGCTCTATGAGACATGAGTTTAAATTATTATCTAAAATTATTTCTACATACTTACCACCAGAATATCCGTATGACGTGGTCGGTGGCGCAAGAGTCATTAAACAAGCAGACTTTGACGAGAGAATAGATATCTTACCCGTAGCAGATCCTAATATATTTTCTATGTCGCAACGAGTAACACTAGCACAAACACAATTACAACTTGCTACATCACAACCGCAGTTACATAATTTATATTCTGCATACAGAAACATGTATGAAGCAATCGGTGTTAAAAATATTGATGCAATTTTACCACCACCAATGCCAGTGCAACCCATTGATCCAAGTCAGGAACACATTATGGCTTTAGCGGGTAAACCGTTCCAAGCTTTTCCTGGTCAAGATCATAGAGCACACATCACAGCGCATTTAAATTTCATGTCCACAAATATGGTTAGAAATAATCCTGCTGTTATGGCTGCCATACAGAAAAATATTCTAGAGCACATCAGTATTATGGCTCAAGAACAAGTACAATTAGAGTTTAGAGAAGAATTACAACAACTACAAATGATGCAACAACAGGCTCCGATCAATCCGCAAGTGGCACAACAAGTGCAAATGTTAACACAACAGATTGAAGGAAGAAAAGCTGTGTTGATTGCAGAGATGACAGAAGATTTTATGAAAGAAGAAAAGAAAATTACCTCTCAATTTGACTCTGATCCACTACTAAAACTAAAAGCTAGAGAAGTTGATCTAAGAGCTATGGAAAATGAGCGTAAAAAAGAGGCTGATGTAAGAAAATCAGAGCTAGATCGAGCTAGATTAGTCCAAGCAAGAGAGATTGCAGAGGATAAAATGGATCAAAACGAAAAATTATCAAAATTAAGAGCTGGAGTATCACTTGCAAAGGCTGATAAACCAGGTATAACTGCAATAGAGATAGACGAATAATGCCACTAAACGAAAAAGGTAAAAAAATTATGAAGTCTATGAAGAAACAGTACGGTGAAAAACGTGGCAAAACAGTTTTTTACGCCTCTAAAAACAAAGGTACAATAAAAGGCGTAGAGAAGAAGAAAAAAAGGAGCTAAAATGCAAAAACTAGATAAGATTAAGCAAGTTCAAGTGCAAGATCAGCAAGTTGAAGTAGATCCTAGATCTAAAACTACAGCTGACCAAGCATTTAATTACATTGGCACAGGAAAACCTGAATTGCCAGTGAGAGGACAGAACAGAATGCTTGCTGAAAAGAAAAGAAACTCAAAGGCGTACTAATGGCTTGGTTCAGTTTGGCAAAAATAGCCATGCAAGCTGGCGCAAAAATATATTCTAATCGTCAGAAGACAAAGATGGCGATGTCTGATGCACAATTAATGCATGCAGAGCGTATGGCTCGGGGTGAGGAAGCTTACCAGGGCAAATTATTGGAAGCTAGACAATCGGACTGGAAAGACGAATTTGTGTTGATTATTTTGTCGGCTCCGATTATAGTGTTGGCCTGGGCAGTCCTAAGTGACGATCCGGCAGCGATGGAAAAGGTTAAATTATTCTTTGAATATTTTTCTACTCTTCCAAGTTGGTTTACGAATTTATGGATCCTTGTCGTAGCCAGCATTTTTGGTATTAAGGGTACACAAATATTTAGAAACGGAGGAAAAAAATAATGGCAAATAGATTATACAATAAACAAGTGTCACCTAAAGGATATCAAAAAGGTGGACGTGTTGCTAAAATGGGTGGCGGCATGATGATGAAGAGACCTATGATGAATGGTGGTAGAACTAACATGAAGATAGGTGGCTTCTTAAAAAAAGTTGGTAAAAAAGTTGGTAAAGCAGCAGCGGGTGTAGGTGCTGCCGTTCTTGCAGCTAAAGCTCTTAAAAAGAAAAAGCCAAAGGGTAAAAAAATGGATGCAATAGATAAATACTTTGCTAAAAAAGGAACTACGCTTAAAACTGGAAGTGCAATAGCAGCAGAAACTATGGCTAAAGCTGATAGAGATAAGAAAATCTTTAGAAAAAACCTAAGTAAAGTTGCAGCAAGAGGAACTGCTGATGAAAAAGATTATGATAGGTTTGGAAAAAGAATTAAACGAAAAGCTGGTGGAAGAGCACTAAGACCTGTGGACAAAGGAAAAAATCCAGGTCTAGCTAAACTACCAACTAAAGTTAGAAACAAAATGGGCTTCATGAAAAAAGGTGGCAAAGTATAATGAGTGAAAACGCTAAATTATTTAAAAAGTATGGAGTTAGTGAAAACTCTATTACTAGAAATATTTTAAAAGATGGTCTCACAACAAGTGAGTTTGATAAATATATAAAACAAAGTAGTGAAGAAGCTTTTAAAGAAGGTTTTAAACCAAGTGAGATTGCTGAATTTAAAAAGCAACACGAGAAAAGATTAAAAGAATCACAAAAAACTGCTAGAAAAATTTTAAAAGCAAGATCAGGAATGTCTGAATACAGAAAAAAAACTAAAGGTAAAGCTAGTGATACAGGTAGTGAATATAGATCTGGTGGAAGAGTACAGATGAAGGGTGGTGGGATTTGTAAAAAAGGAATGAATCCTAAAGCTAGAAATAGGAACTCATAATATAAGGAAAAAATAATGGCTAATAGACTTTACAATAAACAAGTATCCCCAAAAGGATATTTTTTAGGTGGTAGAGTTAAGAAGAAGAAAAAAGAAACAGAAAAAGAAAAGTCCATTAAAGAAAAAATTTTACCTAGTAAGAAAAAGAAAAGACTAGAAGAACTTAAGGAGATGTTAAAATAATGACCAAACTTTGTCCTAGAGGTAAAGCCGCAGCGAAAAGAAAATTTGCGGTATACCCTAGCGCATATGCGAACGCCTACGCATCTAAAATTTGTGCA